GGCAACGCGCCGATCTCTGGCACGACTGACAGCGTGCTTGAACGCCTGCGCGTTGACGCAGAGCGCACGGGCGACATGACGAAGGTCATCGCCTATCGCCGCCAGCAGCGAGAAAAGCAGTCTGCGCGCCGCTGATTGACACCGGGCCGGGTGTTCGTGGTACATTCGGCCCATCTGGTCTCGCCCACCTCACGGGCAGCGCACAAGACACGAGCGGCCGCCCGGCTCTGAATGGGTGAGTAGCAAAGCGCGGCGCAAGCCGTACCAAGTCACTCATCCATTTTGAGGAGCCACAAATGGCCAACAGTTTTTCCAAGGAAGAGCGCGTAGCGTTCGAGGACATCCTCGAAGGCTTCAACGACGCGCTTGTGCTGTCTCGCAACGTCTCCGTGTACCGTACCGACGGCACGATGATGGAGCGCACCAACAACGTGATCTGGCGCCCGCAGCCCTACATCGCGCAGTCCTACAACGGCATGGATCAGACGCTGAACTTCACCGAGTTCACGCAGTTGTCCGTCCCCTCGACTCTGGGCTTCCAGAAGTCGGTGCCGTGGATCATGGACGCACTGGAGTTGCGCGATGCTCTGCAGGAAGGCCGCCTCGGCGACGCCGCCAAGCAGAAGCTGGCCTCTGACGTCAACCTCGCCGTCATGAACGTCGCCGCAAGCCTGGGTTCGCTGGTGGTCCGCACCACGGCCTCGGCCGGCAGCTACGATGACGTGGCCGCGTGCGACACGATCATGAACGAGCAGGGCGTGCAGATGTTCGACCGCTACCTGGCGCTGTCGAGCCGCGACTACAACGGCATGGCCGGCAATCTGGCCGTGGCGACGCGCTCGTTCGGTAACCAGATCAGCGACGAGGCATATCGTCGCGGCTTCGTCGGCACTGTGGCTGGTTTCCAGACCTACAAGTTCGACTACGCCAACCGCATCCGCGCAGCCGGTGGTACAGATCCCACGATTGACACCCAGGCCGCAGCCGGCAACTACTGGGTGCCGGTGGCCACCAGCGTGGCCGCCACTGGCGAGTCTGCCAACGTGGACAACCGTTTCCAGACGATCACCCATTCGTCCGTTACAACGGAACTGGCCGCAGGCGATGCGATTACCATCGACGGCGTGGTTGCGGTGCATCACATCACCAAGCAGTCCACTGGTGAACTCAAGACCTTCCGGATCGTCCAGCGCCTGACCGCAACCACCTCGGTTATCACCCCGCCGATCATCTCGGCTCAGGGTGGCACGGACGCCGAGTTGCAGTACCAGAACGTCATCGTCACGACCAGCGCCGCCGCCACGGTGGACCGTCTGAACGTGGATGCCGCTCCGATCAACTGCTTCTGGCAGAAGGACGCGCTGGAACTCCTGCCGGGACGCTACGCAGTGCCTGCTGACGCTGGTGCCGCAGTCATGCGCGCCTCCACCGACCAGGGCATTGAGCTGGTAATGCAGAAGCAGTACGACGTCAACACCATGAAGACCAAGTACCGCCTCGACTGCCTGTTCGGCGTAGTGAACAAGCAGCCCGAGATGAGCGGCATCCTGCTCTTCGGGCAGACCCCCTGATGACGCACCGGGCCGGGTAATACCGGCCCGATTCGCAACAGCAATCCAAGGAGTTTTCCATCATGTCCAATTCAGTCATCGCGCTGCAGGGAACCGCAGAAGTCATCGTTCCCGCGAACGAAAGCATCGCTCTTCAGAGCATCACCCAGACCCAGGTCTTCAAGGTTGTCGGGTTCCCGAACTACCCGGAGCAGAACGATCTGGAAAGCACGTTCACCGGCTACAAGCTGCTCGGTCCGTACACCGCAGAAACCACGCTCATCATCAATGCTGGCGCGGCTTCGGTGGAGTATCAGATCGGCGTCGCTCCGGTGGTGTTCGGTTCGAACTACCAAGGCACCCCCACCACGCAGAACTCGGCCGCAACGCTGACGACTGCAAAGGTGATGTCTGGCATCATCACCACCACTCAGGCAACTGGCGCGACCATCGCCGTGCTGCTGCCGAACGGTGCTGACATGGAACTGGCTGCCCAATTTGATGTGGGTGATTTCTTCGACTGGGCTCTGGTCAATCTTTCGACTGGCGCCAACACCGTGACGATCACCAACGCTGCGTCTGGCAACAACATCAACGGCGCCGCCATCGTTGCCGTGAGCACCAGCGCTCAGTTCCGCACCTACAAGACGGCGACCAACACCTTCGCCACCTATCGCATCTAATACCGAAGGCGAGCAAGTGCAGCGCGAGCGGTGGTGACAAGCTGCCGCCCGCGTTTTCACATCTGGAGCACATCATGCCGTTGACCAAGGGTTACTCGAAGGCCAGCGTGTCGAAGAACATCTCCAAGGAGATGAAGGCCGGCATGCCGCAGAAGCAGGCCGTGGCCGTGGCATTGAACACCGCACGCACCGCTGCCAAGAAGGCTGGCAAGCCGAGCAAGGCACCAGCGAAGGCAAAGAAATGAAAGCCAAGCCGCCTGGCCTGTACGCCAACATCGCGGCAAAACGCGAGAGAATCGAGGCTGGTTCCAAGGAGCGCATGCGCAAGCCCGGAGCCAAAGGCGCGCCGACTGCGGCTGCTTTCCGCGCCGCAGCCAAGACCGCAAAGAAGAAGTGACCATGCCCACATTCCCGACCTTTGTCTTCCGCAGCCCTGGGCCGCAGCGACACTCGTCTGGTGGGGCGTATCGCTTTGCTTCGGTGAACAGCGATGCCGAGCTGTCCGAGATGCTCGCGCAGGGCTACTACGCCGACGTTCGCACCGCCATCGCGGCATGCGGCGAGCGGGCATTCACGCACGGGCTGACCAGCACGCAGGCCCGCAATGTGTCTGCGTCCAAGCTGCTGGCGCGGCTGAAAGCCAGGCTGGCAGAAGACGCCATCCCGGCAACTGCGGTGGAGGTCGAGGAGCCCGCGGCACCGCCTGCCGATGACGCACCGGCAACCCGCGCCGAGATGCTGCAGCAGGCCGAGATCCTGGGCATCAAGCCCGACAAGCGCTGGTCTGATGCCACGCTGATGGCCAAGATCAGCGCGGCCATGAACCCGACCTTTATCCTCGCGGCTTGACGGAGCAACAGATGGGCTACACCAAGCGGCAATTCATCCTCGCGGCGTTCGAGGAGATCGGCCTAGCCGCGTACACCTTCGACCTGCAGCCCGATCAACTGGAGTCTGCTCGTCGCCGCCTGGACGCCATGATTGCCGACTGGAACGGCAAGGGCATCCGCCTCGGCTACCCGATCCCGTCGAGCCCGCAGGACGGCAGCATTGACGAGGAGACCTTTGTGCCAGATTCGGCCTACGAGGCGATCATCTGCAGTCTGGGCATCCGCCTAGCGCCGAGCTATGGCAAGCAGGTCATGCCGATGACGATGGCCACCGCCAAGCAGGGCTATGACACGCTGCTGCAGCGCGCCACGTTCCCGCTGGAACAGCAGATGCCCAGCACGATGCCGTCGGGTGCTGGCAACAAGCCCTGGCGCGTGTACGACAATCCGTTCGTTCGGCCGCCCGTCGATCCGGTGCAAGTCGGCCCTGACGGCCCGCTCGAACTCAACTGACGCGCATCGCGCAACGAGGCACACATGGCACTCATCTATCAACTGCCGCTGCTGTCGCAGGCATCACCCGGTGACCAACTGGCGGTCTACGCACCGAACACGGGCGACGCTCGCCGCTTGCCGATGTCGGCGCTGCTGGCCTACTTCCAGCAGCAGTTCGCCGCGCCCACGGTGGCAACGAACCTCTACACGCCGGGCACCGGGTTCAACATCGCGCTGCCCACGCCTGTAGCGCAGGCGCAGTGGGCCGTCATCCAGCCTGCTGGCACGCTGGCCACCGGCACCGTGACCCTGCCGCTGAACACCCTGACGCCCGATGGCACCGAGGTTCTCATCACCACCACGCAGCAAATCACAGCGTTCACGCTGGCGCTCAACGGCGCGGCGGCTGGGTTCGGTGACCCCACCACGCTGGCGGCAGAGGATTTCTTCCGCATGAGGTTCTACCAGGCCACGAACTCCTGGTATCGCATCGCCTGACCTACTGAGGATCATCATGTCGTCCACCATTGAAAGTTTCTGCCCAGCCTACGGCACGGGCCTTGTCGTCTCGCCTGGCGTGGCCTCTGCATCCAGCACACTTACGACGGCCGACGAGGGCGTGGTCATCACGAACCTGAGCACCACCGTGCTGACCTACGTGCGCGTGGGCGAGGGCACGCAGACGGCCACCACGGCCGATTTCCCGCTGCCGCCTAGCGCGCAGGTCAGCCTCAGCAAGGGCAAGACCGAGCGCACGGTGGCGTACATCGCGCCGGCTGGTGGCGGGTCTATCCACATCATCTCTGGCCGGGGCCTGCGTTGATATGGCCAAGTCGCCCGCCTGGACCCGCAAGGAGGGCCAGAACCCCAAGGGTGGCTTGAACGCCAAGGGGCGGGCGTCTGCGAAGGCGCAGGGCATGAATCTGAAGCCGCCGGCACCCAACCCCAAGAACGAGAAAGACGCGGCGCGGCGCAAGTCGTTCTGCGCTCGCATGGGTGGCATGCCTGGGCCGATGAAGGACGAGAAGGGCAAGCCTACCCGCAAGGCGCTGGCGCTGAAGGCCTGGAACTGCTGACATGCAAATCCCCATCCTGAGCGGCATCTACACCGACAACGGGCCGGACATTCGGACCTCGTACCCGGTGAACATGGTGCCGACGCCCGTGCCGTCTGGCATCAGCGATTCCTTCCTGCGGCCTGGTGATGGCATCGTGGCCAACGGCACCGGGCCGGGCATCGACCGTGGCGGCATTGAGTGGAAT